AGTTAAATCATCCTGAAGGACCTACTGTAAACTTAGACAAGGTATCCCACCTAATTACTGACCTAAAAATGGAAGGTAATGATGTGGTGGGTAGAGCACAAATATTGGATACTCCCAACGGAAAGATTGTTAAAGGTCTTTTAGACGGCGGTGTACAATTAGGTGTCTCAACTCGTGGTATGGGTAGCCTCGCGAGAAGTGGTGACATAATGGTAGTCAAAGACGACTATCTTCTTAACACTATTGACATAGTGCAAGATCCATCTGCTCCAGGAGCTTTTGTTAATGGAATAATGGAAGGTGTAGAGTGGATCTGGAATAATGGCATCATAGAAGCGCGAGAAATTGAAAAAATGGAGACTGAAATTAAAAGGGCTCCACGAACTGGTCTTTATGAGACTCAGGTACGTGAGTTTAAGAATTTCCTCTCGTTATTAAAATCTTAATTTAGGGAGTCGAATATGACTGACGAAAATCAAGTTGATCAGGAAGTCGAGCTCACTGAAGACGAATCTGTCGAGGAAGCTCACGATCCTAAAAACGCTGAAGCACAATCCGTTGCCTCTGTAAAAGCTGCAGAGAAAAAGGGTGTGTCACAAGCATCTCCGCCTGGCATGGGCACCGCTAAAAATAATACCGGTGTTGGTGATAAAAAGATGGAGAAACCAAAAACTAAAGCTGGCATGATTAATGCTATGTTTTCCAAAATGAGTAGCATGTCTAAAGAAGATATGTCAAAAATGTATTCTTCATTCCATGAGGAAACTGAAGAAAATGGGGAAGCGGTAAACGTAGCTGAGACCAAAGATATTAAAGTTGAAGTAGACTTTAAAGAAGATCTCAATGCATTAGTCGAGTCTGAAGCAACACTCAGTGATGAGTTTAAAGCTAAAACAGCTACTATCTTTGAAGCAGCAGTTACTAATAAAGTTGCAGCAGAGATTGAAAAGTTGGAGGAAAATTATAAGACTGAACTCGAAGAGGAACTCAAAACTACTAGAGATGACCTCATAGAGAAAGTCGATAGCTACCTCAACTATGTAGTTGAAAACTGGATGGAAGAAAACAAAGTTGCAGTCCAAAACGGTCTTAGGACTGAGATTGCAGAGAACTTTATGAATAAGTTGAAAGACGTATTCACAGAGTCCTATGTGGAAGTTCCTGAAGGTAAAGTAGACCTAGTTGATGATTTAGCTGCTCAAGTAGAAGAGTTGGAAACAAAACTCAATGAAACTACTGGAAAAGCTATCTCAGTTTCCGAGGAACTAGAGATTATGAAACGCGACGCAATTATACGCGAAGCGTCTAAAGATCTCGCAGAGACTCAAGTAGAGAAACTAAAATCGCTTGTTGACAATATTGACTACGAAGATGAAGTTAAATTTACCGAGAAGGTAAAGACCATCAAGGAGTCGTATTTTAAGACATCTAAACCAGCCGCTGGAATCACAGAAGAGCTAGATGAAGATACATCAGACGATCAAGTCGAAGTATCAGGTACTATGGCTCAATATATTTCGGCGATTAAAAAATCCGCTAATAAATAGGGAGCAATCAAAAAATGGATAATACACAATCCTATGATAAGTTGATTGAAAAGTGGGCTCCAGTTCTTAACGAAGAGTCTGCCGGAAAAATCACTGACCATCACAAGAAAGCTGTTACAGCTGCTGTGTTGGAAAACCAAGAGAAGGCTCTTTCCGAAGAGCGAGCTCTTAATTCAGGTTTCTTAACAGAAGCCGCGCCTACTAATGCTAACACTGGTTCTATTGGAACTTGGGATCCAATCCTAATTTCACTTGTTAGACGTTCTATGCCAAACCTAATGGCTTATGACGTATGTGGCGTTCAACCAATGACAGGACCTACAGGTTTGATCTTCGCAATGAAGTCACGCTTTGGTGCTGGTTCAACATCTTCAACAGAAGCTCTGTTCAACGAAGCTAATACAGCACATTCTGGTTCACAGGATGCAGCTAATGGTGTACAAGGATCAGGCGGACCATCAGGTATGTCAGGTCTTGACTCTGCAGCTTCACCTAACTTCCCAGGACCATCTATCGACGGTTCTCGAGTAGGTGCTGATAGCACTAACAATGCTGGCGCTGGTATGACAACAGACTCAGCTGAAGCTCTAGGTTCTTCTGGATCAACTGCTTTCCAATCAATGGGTTTCACCATTGAGAAGCAAACTGTGACTGCAAAGTCTCGTGCGCTAAAAGCAGAATACAGCTTAGAACTTGCTCAAGACTTGAAAGCAATTCATGGTCTTGACGCTGAGACAGAATTAGCTAATATTCTGTCAACAGAGATTCTTGCTGAAATCAACCGAGAAGTTATCAGAACTATTAACGCTCAAGCGAAGACTGGTTGTCTACAAGACAACACAGCCATCAAAGGTGTGTTTAACTTAAACTCTGATGCTGATGGTCGTTGGTCAGTTGAGAAGTTCAAAGGTTTGATCATGCAGATCGAACGTGAAGCTAACATCATTGCAAAAGAGACCAGACGTGGTAAAGGTAACTTTATCATCTGTTCTTCTGATGTAGCATCTGCACTAGCAGCTGCTGGTATGTTGGATTACACTCCTGCATTGTCAACTAACTTACAAGTGGACGACACAGGAAATACATTCGCTGGTGTTCTTAATGGACGTACACGAGTGTATATTGACCCATATGCAACAGTCGACTATGTCACAGTTGGATATAAGGGTACTAACTCCTATGACGCTGGTATTTTCTACTGCCCATACGTTCCATTAACAATGGTACGTGCGGTTGGTGAAGACACCTTCCAACCAAAAATTGGTTTCAAGACTCGTTACGGAATGGCTTCAAATCCATATACAACGAATTCAATCTCCAACTCAATGGGTGATGCGAAATCAAATCAGTATTACAGAATTTTCAGAGTGTATAACATTCTTAAATCGTAATA